TGTTCAATTAGCACCCGAAGGCCAGACCACTGCAGGCAGTGAAGGTTCATATATTTTTCATGGCTTAAATGCTGACCCACGTGTCAAAGATATTTACGCTTATGCACCTTTAAATGAAGCCGGTAATCCAACTGGCATTTGCAATATTTATGTACTTTCAAATGAAAGTGATGGTACAGCTCCAGAAGACTTACTCAATATTGTTAGCACTGCCTTAAATGCCAAATCAGTACGACCTTTAACTGATCGACCAATCATTTACTCAGCATCAATCCTAAATTACAGCATCAATGCTGAAATATTTATTGATGAAGGTCCAGATGAAAATATTGTCTTAAACAGTTGTTATAAAGCAGCCCAAGAATATACGAAAAAAAGTCACTCATTTAATGATGGCATTTCTCTGTCAGGTATTTATCAAGCCTTACATCAACCAGGTGTGAGTCGAGTCAATCTGATTTCACCTACAAGTAATATCGATACATCCATTGGCCAAGTCGCATTCTGCACTGGTATCAATATTGTGAGGGCAAGCACATGAACAAGCTTTTACCCCCAAACTCCACTAAATTTGAAATGAACTTTGAAGCAGCCTTTGCACGTGTTTCAAATGTTGAAATCAATATACGAAGTTTCAATGACCCTTTGACTGCACCAGTTGAAGTTTTACCGTGGTTGGCATGGGAACGCTCTGTCGATGTATGGAATAAAAACTGGTCGGATATACAAAAACGTCAAGTGATTAAAACCTCACTGTACAACCATTCAATTAAAGGAACAGTCGAATCGCTTGAAGTCGCTTTGAACTCTTTGGGCTTTCCAGTGATTGTCCAGGAATGGTTCAACATGGTGCCGGTCGGCAAGCCATATACATTCAAAATTTTTATTCAAACGAACCAAGACAATGTCTCAGTCACCGATTACAAAGAATTATTTAAGGTCGTTAGAGCTTATAAGAATTTACGTTCCCATCTTATTGACACCACAGTTGTTCTGGAAAGTCCATCGAATTTGCAAGTGAATGCAATTACTCAAGCTGGCCATGACACAGAGTTCACACAGGCAGCGGGTGGTCTTTATCTAGATGGAACGTGGTTGCTAGATGGTACAAAAAAATTGAATGGAGTAGATATGTAATGGCAGATTTAGAAGTACAACCGAGTTGGCCAAAAGTTAGGGAAATTGGAATAGAGCTTGCTCGTGGTGGTCCAAATGGCAACATGAATGAACAGGCTAAAGCATTGGTTGCACGTACTGAACTTTTGATGGAACAAAAAGCCAGTAAATCAGAAATCGTGCAGGGTGTATTTGAGTTTAATACCTATGCTGAATTTAACGCTGCAAAATCTACTTTACCTTTGAACTGTACTGTGGTTATAGGCGAAGAAAATACGACTGGTACTGGTACTTGGGGAATCGGGAATAACCGCTGGAGTGGATCCGTTTTAAGTAAAAGTAGTTTTGATCCTGTTGAAAAATCAAATAGGTTTACTAAAAGCAAACTAGGTAAGAGTATAAAACCTATTACACAAGACACTCCAACGCTTAATTATTATATTCAGCGCGACGGTTGGACCGGAGCAATGGCGGGGTATCAACAAACAAAATTTAAAATCACAGCGGGAAAAAAGTATCGGTTAACTGGGACGATTACATCGCCGCCTTTACCTAGCCCTGCGTGGACTACTTTTGGGCTTTACATGCAATCAAAAGCCTCGTCAATATCCGAAGCAAACCGCCTTATTGATACACTTGTGACAGCTTCAGCAAGTACAGTGCAAGGCTCGACGATGCACAATATCGACATAGACATAGAAGCGGTTGCAGAAGCCCAATATTTAATTGTCTCGCAAAAATCGACAGATAGTTTATCGCTGTATGAATATTATGAACTCGAACCACGTTTAAATAATATTGATGCACAACTTCCGCAGATTGGCACAAATAATAATCGTCTTGGCGTAATTGAAACAGACATTAAAAATAAGGCTGCTGTACTTTCTCCTTATGTCACAAATGGTCAGTATTTAAATTATGTTGGCACAGCTAACGTGAATACTGATTATGAGCTGCATCGCTACGACGTTTTGGAGGGGGACTTTATATTTATTGATGGTCAATTCACAGCGCCGCTAAGTCCGAGTTCAACTAAAACTATTGGTTACTGTGGATTCTACACAACAACAAGCATGGGGTCGTTAATTGCAGGCTCATTGACGCAGCAAGCCGAGAACTCAACTAAATCGTACGCGGTATCTTACATCGTTCCGCCGGGCGCTAAATACCTGAACATTTCAGTTAAGAGAGGCACCGATGTAACCGTCGTTAAAAGATCACCAAATATGGCCTCTATCGCTAACCGTTTTCCAAATGTCATTACACTTTGGGGTGATTCAATTACTTGGGGTTCAGCGCCCGAAGATGGGGTAACTTGGGCACAAAGATTGCAAACGCGCATTGGAAAACGCGCGACTGTTCTGAATTGCGGTATCGGTGGTGACAGTATTTGGCAAATTTCGGCACGTTCAGGCGCTATCCCGTTTGTTAATACAGTTGATTTTGTGTTGCCTGCTTTAGCATCTGAAACTGTACAAGTTGGTTCAATGGTCAACTACTCATACAACAATTTCTTCAAGTCGTCTTATGATTTGACAAAAAATGTGTATTTGTTGATTCAAGGTGAAACTGGCCGTTATGAAAAAATTAAAACAATCAACCCAGTTTATGTTGACGGCATCGAGTGTACGCTTTCAATTAACAAGATCAGTGACGGTAACTACGACTGGTTCCTAAAGCGGAATGTTGATGCCGTAGCCCCGCGCACTATTTATGCACATACACCGTTTTATACTAATGGCGCAAGAAATATCAAATCAACTGCATCTGTTTTCTGGATGGGGACAAACGAGTCATTCACAGGCGGTGTAATGGATGTTGATGCATATATCAATGTGCTGAAACGAAATATTCAGTATCAGGGCGTAAGTCGTTATGTAGTCATTGGCGTCTATGGTGGTACTGGTATTAGCGGTATGAGCGTTGCTCAGCTTGAAGCAATGGAAGAAAGAATGCTGAAGGAGTTTGGCAGTCACTACATTAATATGCGCAAGTATGTAACAACTAACGCATTGAGTGATGCGGGTATTACTCCAACATCTGCGGATACAGCAGCAAAAGCTCAAGGGAAATGCCCACCGTCACTCACGGCCGATGGTTTGCATCCAAATGCGGCTTTTTGTGATTTGATTTATAAAAAAGTATACGAGTGCTTAGAAATGCAGGGGGGTATATATGTCACGTGAAATAACACAATAAATAGTGATCAACCCTGATTCATAATTTGATCAGTAAAAATAAATTATAAATATTGTGGAAATCATCTATGTACAAAACCATCTATACAGCCTTAGGCTTAGCTTTAGTCTCTCAAGCCGTCAGCCAGCAACGTACCATCGAAATCACCAACTTTGCCGTGGGTGATGGCGGTGGCAACTCCATTGGACCAATTGAGTCGATGACTCAATTGGTGCGTGAAAAATATCGTGCAACGGTCAACCGGATTTATCAAGATCCTGAGAACGAAAATAAATACACTGCTGAAATGATTATTCCAGTGACCGTTGAAGGCTTCGTGGTTCGTGAAATTGCACTGTTTGATCGTAATGGCAACATGATTCTTGTGGGTAATACACCAGAAGTATATAAACCCACGCTTGCAGAAGGAGTCACACAAGATTCGGTTTATCGAATTCCGTTCGTGATTTCAAACCCTGAAGTCCTTGAACTGAATTTTGATCCAAATGTGATCATTGCCACCCATCAATGGATCCTGAATACACTCACACCAGCCAATATGTTTCCTGGCGGTACCATTGGTCAAGTATTGAAGAAAAAAACCAATACAGATGGTGACACGGAATGGGCAGATGCCGGATCGGCAGAAGTCTTTGTAAATACCATTGAAGAAGAACAGTCACTGGTGGCTGATCAACTGATTGTAGATCTAAGTGAAACCACCACCCATGGTGCAGCGGTCTACATCAATGGCGACCGAATTACCAATAAAGTGGGTGCCGATGGTTGGCTGGCAATATCAGATACACGAATTACATTGGGCAAAGCTTATCCGGATGCAAAAATCCTGATTGTTCAAAATGAACCATTAGGCGCTGCGCCTTATCCACTTGCTCAAAAAAATAATCTTTCAGACCTGTTGGATAAGCCTTTGGCACGACAAAACTTAGGCGTGATGAGTGCTGATCAAGCTAAGTTTAATGACTGTCCACCAGGTACAGTTGTGTCACTTGCTTCACCAATTATCCCTACTGGTTACCGTTTATTAAAATGTAATGGTGCAGCCGTATCACGTACTGCCTATGCAGATCTATTTGCTGCAATTGGTACTACTTATGGCAATGGCGATGGCGTTTATACATTTAACGTACCAGAAGCCCGTAGTGAATTTCCGCGATATGTTGATGATGGTCGTGGTATTGATCCTGGGCGTGCTGTAGGTAGTTGGCAAGCTGATGAACTAAAAAGCCACAATCACATTATTAAAATGGGTGGTGATGGCAACTCTGTTGTTAATACAAATACTAACAATGCAGTGACTACAGCAAATCAAGGAGCAGCAGGAGCATCAGAAGGAAGTAAACAGATTTTAAATATTGGTGGAGTAGAAACTCGTCCTCGTAACCTAGCATTATTAGCCTGCATCCGATATTAAGGAATAAATGATGAATCAAAAATCGGTCTATCAAACCAATTATTCAGGTCTTTTTGTCGGTGAAAATTTTGCAGACGAATCTCCGCTTGAACCCGGTACATTTCTTATTCCAGCAGGCTGTGTTGAACTGGCACCGCCTGAAACGTGGCCAGAGGACAAATGGCCACGTTGGAATGGATTTAAATGGGAACTTATCCAAAAGCCTCAGGTTCAGCAGGCAACTTCACCAGAAGAAAAACTGGCAGAGTTTTTGGCACAAAATCCAGATGTACTTAAGCTTATAGAAAAATAATCTTCCCATTTGTATATAACCCATATACAAGCTCATCCAATCGCAATTGAAAAGCCATTTTGTAAGCCTGTGATCTGAATATAAAACAACAGATCACAGGCTAATTTTATGGCTACAGATTCATATCATCACGGTGTCCGGGTTTACGAACTCAATGAAGGCACACGACCCATTCGAACCGTTTCCACCGCTGTTATTGGCTTATTAGCAACTGCAGAAGATGCAGATCCGCTGCTATTCCCATTAGACACCGCAGTACTTTTAACCAATGTACAAGGCTCAATCGAAAAAGCAGGGACCAAAGGTACGCTGGCACGTTCATTACAAGCCATTGCAGACCAGACCAATGCTGTCATTGTTGTTGTACGCGTAGAACAAAAAACTGATGAAGCAGAGCAAACCACTGCAGTCATTGGTGGCCAAGTCAACGGCAAATACACAGGCATGAAAGCTTTGCTCACTGCCGAACAGAACCTCAAAGTGAAACCACGCATTTTAGGTGCACCAGGGCTTGATACTGCAGCAGTCACATCTGCATTTGGTGGTATTGCAGAAAAACTTCGTGCATTTGTTTATGTGTCAGCACATGGCTGTGCAACCAAAGAAGAAGCAGCTGCATATCGCGACTCAATCGGTTCGCGTGAAACCATGATGATCTGGCCAGACTTCCTTGGCTGGGACACGGTTTCATCAAGCACCACCACGTTTGAAGCAACCGCTCGAGCGCTGGGTCTACGTGCAAAAATCGACAACGACACTGGCTGGCATAAAACCTTGTCCAACGTACCTGTGAATGGCGTGACTGGTATTTCAAAAGATATCTATTGGCAGCTTCAAAGCATGGATACCGATGCTGGTTATCTCAACTCAAATGAAATCACAACGCTGATCCAGCGTGATGGCTTTCGTTTTTGGGGTTCACGTACCTGTTCTGCAGACCCGCTATTCCAGTTTGAAAACTACACCCGTACTGCACAAATCATTGCCGACACTATGGCTGAAGGGCATATGTGGGCTGTGGACAAACCACTTCATCCAAGCTTGGCACGTGACATCGTGGAAGGGATCAATGCCAAATTCCGTGATTTAAAAACGGCTGGTTACATTATTGATGCATCGTGTTGGTTTGATCCGAATTCGAACAGCAAAGAACAACTTAAAAATGGTCAATTGATCCTAGATTACGACTACACACCTGTACCGCCACTCGAAGATTTGACCCTTCGTCAGCGCATTACAGATAAATACTTAGCAGACTTCGCGTCTCGTATGAATGCATAAGAAGGAATATGAGCGATGGCTTTACCAAAAAAATTAAAAATGGCGGATCTGTTTAACGAAGGTAATTCTTACCTTGGCCAAACCGGTGAAATCACTATTCCTAAGCTGGTTCGTAAGTTTGAAGACTGGCGTGGTGGTGGCATGAACGGCAACGTCAAAATTGACCTGGGTCTAGGCGATGACATTACCGAGTTCAATTGGAAACTGGGTGGTATTGATGAATTAATCATCGAACAATGGGGTGCACAAACAGTCAGCGCAAACATGCTGCGTTTTGCCGGTTCATATCAGCGTGATGACACAGGCGAAACAACAGCAGTCGAAATCGTGGTTCGTGGTCGTCATGAAGAAATTGATTTCGGTAATCAGAAAGCAGGGGATGACACTGAAACCTCAGTTAAAACTATTTGGTCATATTACAAACTCAGTATCAATAACGTCGTTAAAGTCGAAATTGATATTCCAAACATGATTGAAATGGTCAACGGTGTGGATCTGAATGAAAAACACCGGGCAAACATTGGTCATTAATTTTCCTACCCTTCTGTAGCTTTAGAGCCGCAGAAGGTTTTTTATTATTTTCGTCTTTTAACAATCATTTTTAGGAATTATTCACATGAATACTCAAAACCCAGAGAAAAATGTAGCAGCAGAACTTACACCTGACCAAATCGAAAATCAGAAATTGCTGTCTGAAAATCCTGACGTACAAATTATTGATTTAGATGAGCACATCAAAATTGGTCAAACAACCTATACGCAAATTGAAGTACGTAAACCTTCTGTTCCTGCGCTGCGTAAAATTCGTATTGCAGACATTCTCAATGGTGACATCAATTCTATCTGTACCATTTTGCCACTCTGTACCACACCGACCATTTCACAAACCATGCTCAACAGCGGTGTCGTTGAACCGGCAGACATTGTGCAGCTCGGTGCAGCGGTGATTTATTTTTTGCAACCGAAATCAGTACGTGCGGAACTATCACGCCCACAGTAGAAGATGCAATGGCCAATATTGCGGTGGTGTTCCACTGGTCACCGCAAGCCTATGAAGACATGTCACTTACAGAACTGATGCAATGGCATCAAAAAGCCATTGAACGAAATGGATCCGATGCCGAATGAAACAATTAAGATTAGAAGTTATTTTTGGGGGAAGAAATAACCTTAGCCCAGCTTTAAAGCTTATTGTTGGTAGCAGTAATGCTGCCAGCAAAGCTTTGAAGAAAACAAAAGATGAAATTAAAGCCCTCAATGATCAGCAAAAGAAAATAGATGGCTACACAAAACAGAAAAAAGCTGTACAAGATAATGCGAAAGCACTTCAGGATCTTCAATCACATATCAAATCTTTGCGCCAGCAAATGTCTGCCAACCCATCAGATGCTTTAACAAAAGAATTTGATAAATCTGTCGCCAAAGCACGCAAGCTTAAACAGGAATATGAAAAAAACCGTGTTGAGCTGCAGCGCATGCGTACTGAAATGAACAATTCAGGACTCTCGACGAATCGACTAGCAGATCATCAGCAGCGTTTGCGTAATCAGCTCAATCAAGCCAATCAGGCGTTGCAAGAACAGCAGAACCGACTACGTCGCATGAATCAGATGCAACAGAACTATCAGCGTACATCTGGAAATTTACGTTCTGCGGCTATGTACGGTGCGGGTGCAGCAGCAACAGGCATTGGTGCAATGTATTCAATGCGTAAGCCTATTGATGAAACCAAGCATGTTGAGGTTGAAGAAAATAGGATTGCATCTTTAGGTTTAGGCAAAGAATCCACAAAAGAAGCCATTCAATATGCTAAAGCTATGAAAACCTTTGGTACGTCTACGCTTGATAATTTGCAATTGGTACGTGATGGCGTAACTGCATTTGCAGACGTACATCATGCACAAATGGTTGCACCCACATTGGCTAAAATGAAATTTTCCAACAAAGCCATGTATGGCGATGACGGAGCAGAAAATGAAAAAAAATTCATGGATATGCTCAAAGTCATCGAAATGCGTAACGGCTTAAAAAGTGAAAAAGCCTTCCACGAACAAGCCAATATCATTCAGCAAGTCATTACGGCAACAGGTGGACGTGTTCAGGCTGAAGAGTGGCTAAACGTGATCAAGACTGGTGGTATTGCTGCCAAAGGCATTGACAACAAGGCATTTTATTACAAACTTGAACCGCTGGTGCAGGAAATGGGTGGCTTTCGTGTTGGTACAGCCATGATGTCCGCTTACCAAAACGTTTACCAAGGTCGTACGACTAAACGTGCTGCAAATAATATGGAACGTCTAGGGTTGATTGAAGACCCGAGTAAAGTCAAACATGATAAAGCGGGTCAAATTTCATTTTTAGATGTTGGAGCCATTAAAGGTGCCGAACTCTTTAAGAAAGATCAGTTCGCTTGGATGGAACAGGTTCTGGTACCACAATTAAAATCCAAAGGCATTACCAAAGAAGGCGATATTATCGATGCAATGGGCAGTGTTTTTACTAACCGGACTGCATCCAACCTGTTTGCTCAAATGTATATGCAACGTGAGCAGATTCATAAAAATGCCAAGCTCAATTCAGGTGCAGACGACATTGACAAGTTAAATTCCAAAGCCATGGGAACAACAACGGGTAAAGAAATTGAAGCAAAGGCCAATCTGCACGATGCTTATCTTAAGTTCGGCACCACGATTTTACCCATTTATACCAGTGCGATTGAAACTGCCACCAGTGCGCTTCAAGGCTTTAATGGTTGGATGGAACGCAATCCAACATTAGCCAAAATGCTAGGCGTGGGTTTACTGGGTATTGCAGCCAGTCTTATCGTAATTGGTGGGGCGCTTGCAGTCTTTTCACCGCTTATTCTGGGCATGTTGAGTCTTCGGCTCATGATGGCAACGTTTACTGGATCCACAGCCATATTTTCAAGAGTGTTTTCAGTATTACCCGCTATTTTTAATGTCGTTAAAATGGCATTTATGGGCTTGGGCAATGTATTTATGTGGTTAGGCCGACTTATGCTGACCAACCCAATTCTATTGGCCATCACAGCCATTGCGGTTGCTGCCTATCTCATTTACAAAAACTGGGGACCCATTTCTGCATTCTTTAGTGATTTATGGACCAAAATCACAGCCATTTTTGCACCTATCGGGGCGTGGTTCGGAGCACGCATTACCGAAGCCAAAACGGCTTTTTCAGGCGGTATTCAAGGCATGAGTGCACTTATTCTGAACTGGTCGCCTATCGGGCTGTTTTATGCAGTATTTGCTAAGGTTCTAAGCTGGTTTGGCATTGAACTCCCTGCAAAGTTTACTGGCTTTGGCGGCATGATCATTGATGGTTTGGTTAATGGTATTAAATCAGGTTTTAACAAACTCAAATCAATCTGGTCAGAAGTGACAAGCTATATACCTTCTTATTTCAAAGAAAAACAAAAAATTAGAAGTCCATCGCGTGTCATGGCAGGGCTGGGTGGTCACATCATGGGTGGCTTGCGCTTAGGTCTACAACAGGGTTTTCCAGAACTAAAAACCAAGTTTGCAGACGTGCTCGGTATTTTTAGTCCAAACATGTCCGGAGTAATGCAAAAGATTAATGTTGCTCCGGCACTGGCCAAAATAAAAACCTCACATGCACAACCAGTCGGCAGCAGCCGTGGTGACATTACGGTTCAGGGTGACACCATCACTATGCATATTCATGCACAGCCGGGGCAGTCAGTACAGCAGATCGCGCAAATGGTAGGGCAAATGCTGGACCAGCGCCAACGTCAAAAAATGCAGCGCGTACGCGACAGCTACCAAGACTCGGAATAAGGAAAATACACAATGATGATGATCTTTGGCATGTTTGTATTTTCAATACCAACAGCAACTTATCAAAGCCTGCAACGTACAACCAGTTGGCGACACGCGAGTAATTCTCGCGTCGGTCAAGCACCAGCATATCAATATACCGGTCCCGGAGAGGACAACATTACTCTGGATGGTTCTATTGTTCCCGAATTTGGATCTCAGCTTTCCCTGACGGCATTACGCTTAATGGGTAATACAGGAAAATCTTTTCCGCTTATTTCTGGAAGCGGGAAAATCTATGGTATGTGGAAAATTGATTCACTTGATGAAACCCAGACCTATTTTTTTAAAAATGGTAAACCACGCAAAGTCGAATTCAGTTTGAAACTCAGTAAAACCAAATCCGCAGGCGCACTCATTTCCGGGGTAGTGGGTGCAGTAGCGGGGAGTTTGTTTTAATGAGTATTCTTTCAGTAATCAGCAATAAACTAGATGACAGCTATCCTCAAGCAATCTTTAAGCTGAAAACTTCAGGAAATGACCTTCGTAAAGAAGCCGTTGAACGACTAATGAGTTTAGTGATTACAGACAACCGTGGTCTAGAATCAGATTCACTTGAATTACAGTTTTCAGACCATGACGGCATCCTTAATATTCCGGCCAAGGGGGTTGTAATAGAGGCATGGATCGGCTGGAGCAATGAAGGGTTGGTCTATAAAGGCCAATATACCGTGAAGGAAGTCGAACATTCCGGTGCACCGGATGTACTGACTATTCGTGCAACCAGTGCCGACCTAAAAGCGGGACTGAAGCAGAAAAAGGATCGTAGTTTTAATAACGTCACACTTTCAGAAATCATGTACGCAATTGCATTTGAACATGAGCTCGATGTCGTGATTCATGAATCGCTTGCTCAGCACAAAGTCATTCATCTTGTTCAAAATGAATCAAATGCCAATCTATTGACTCGGCTGGCAGATGAACACGATGCCATCGCATCGATTAAAAATGGCACTTTATTATTTATGCCTAAAGGTGCAGCACAAACCGTTTCTGGGCAAACTTTGCCAACGTTCCTAATCACTCGTGATAAAGGAGATCAGCACCGCTACAGCAATACCGATGGTGGGGAAGAGATTACCGCAGTCCGAGCCTGGTATTACGATGCTGAACAGGCAAAGAAACTCGAAGTCGTTTATGGCGATGCAAGCAACCAGAACATTAAAGAACTTCGCCATATTCACCAGGACAAACAGTCCGCAACCTTGGCAGCAAAAGCTAAACTGGCTGACTTAAAACGCTCGGCACTCACATTCAGCTATACGCTCGCATTGGGCAAGCCTGAACTTATTCCGGAAATGACTTATCTGTTTGATGGTTTGAAAGAGCAGATTGATGATATTTACTGGCTAGGTACACGGGTTACTCACACTTTGGATGCAGACAATGGCTTCACTACAGGGCTTGAATTGGAAGTATTCTGTCCGGATGCCGATGACGTGGCAGAACTGTTTGAAGACCAGTTTGAAGCAGAAAAAGATAAGAAATGGACAGGGGTAGTAGTTTATTACCAATTAGGCGATAAAGCTGTATCGCTGACAAAAGGGGATCAATCCAATCCCAAACACTTCACTTATTTATATATCAGCAAGGAAGCTGCTCAAGCCCGTTTGAATCGTGAATTTGCCTTGCTGGATCCGGAGACTGGAAAGTTTTCAGCGCATAATGAACTTGAAATTAAACCCTATACCGGTCTTAAAGCACAATATACGGTCGGTAAAAAACCTGCACCGCGCTATTGGGTAACCTTGGGTGATCAATCCAATCCGAAAGTGATTGATAACGTCTATCAAAGTAAAAAAGCCGCAGAAAAACGCTTAAAAAGCGAATTACCGCGGCTTAATGCGAAGAAGGATATGCTACAACAGGTCAAAGCCGACAATTAGAAATTGGTGATAATCAGTTCATTTCCATTATGATCTTCATGCGCTGCTTTGTTATTTACAGACCAGCGTATTTTTTTCTGCTCAAACTTATAACCTTTAAACAGTTCACGAACTTCAGGGGTATCGTTCAGGCTTAAAATGAACTTTCCTTTAATTTTGTCCAGCTGCTCTTTTAAATTATAAAAATCCTGTTTAGACCAGATCCCATCCCCATAATCATTTTCACAATCCCAATAGGGCGGATCCAGATAAAATAATGTCTCAGGTGCATCCATTCGCTTAATCACATAGTCATAACTGGCATTTTCAATGACTACCTTTTTCAGCCGGTCATGAATAGAACTTAAGTGTTCCCGCAGTTCATCACCCAGCTTTAAACTGGTTTTACGTTCACGACTATAAGAAAAGCTGCCGTCCAGTTGGCAGCTAAAAGCAGCTCTTAATAAATAATAAAAATTGGCAGCACGTTGAATGTCAGTCAGACCACGTTCATTTTTTCGCATTTCATTAAAAATGCTTCGTGAAAATAACTGGTGCTCAAATTCAGCTAGGAAGGCATCAAAATGAAATTTTAAAATGCGGTATAGATTAACCAGATTATCATTCACATCGTTTATGACTTCAGCGCGAGAAGGCGTTTTTTTAAATAAGACCCAGCCAGCACCCCCAAACACTTCAACATAAGTTTTATGTTCAGGCATCATTTCAACAATAGTGCGTGAAAGCCGTGATTTGCCACCTAGCCAGCCAGAAAAGCTATGACCTTTAGGATTGTATTGCGGTGTTACAGAAGAGTTGTTCATCAATCTTACCTGTTGTTAAAGGACGCTCTGGGCGTTCAGGTAAGGCACTCAAGGTGCTCTGGAAGTCATTTATCGTTTTACAGCGTGGACATTTAATCTCTATATGATTAAACAGTCCTATTTTTGCCAGTAGCTTGAAGCAGCAGCTACACTTTAAATTTTGCATGATTTTTTTACTAAATAAAAAAACAACCTGATGATATAAAAAATTAACATTTCTAACAAATATTTATTCTTTTGTATAAAATAGACTAAATATTTGTATAAGAAGGTAAAAAATGACAACACCTGCTTTAACACAAAAAAATAATGCAAGACCTCAATTACTCTGTCCTCATTGTACTGCGACCAATCTTCGTATTCGCTCCAGCAATCAAAAGCATCCACTTTTAAAAACAATATTCCTGCAATGTCCCAATATTTATTGTGGTTTTACCTGTAGCGGAAATATTGAGATAACACATGAAATATCACCAAGCGCTACGCCAAATTCCGAAGTAAAACTCATGACACTTAAAGAAATAACTGGGCGTAAAGCAGCAAATGATGGCTTTGATGAGAATAAAGAATGAGCTTGGATGTTGGCTTTATTTTATGGGGAGATTCAAGACAAATAAGGAGCACTGGCTGGTATATCGGCTGGGATCTAGATGCAGAAGGAACTTTAAAAGCAAAACAACATCATCACCGTCAGCTATTAACTGGTACTTATATTTCTAAATTATAAAAAATCCCTCTTAGTGAGGGATTTAGTTTTTATGTACTCTTTCACCTAAATAATAAAGACTTAAAAATGTCATCATTATTAGTTGTGCGAGAGAAAAAATAATAATAAAACAAGAAATAAAATAGGTTAAATAAATCAACCAAAGTGAAGAAATTTTAATTTCTAAACTATAAGAAAATCTAATGATTAATAAAAAACCAAACAATGTAATGCTAATAAATGTAAGGTAAGAAAATAATCTTGCTAAAAATCTTCTTCTGTTCATTTCAATCCAATAAACTTTATATGGATTATATTCAACATACTTTTCTTTAGGAGGGTCTCCCGCCATAGGCTGATCCATAGTAGTACTATTGATAGTAGATATTGCAGCTAAGGCTGCAATATAAAAACCCGGCATAGTTTGTAGAAAACAAATTAAATAATAAGTTAAATCATTTGTAAAAATGTTTGATTTACCAGAACCAATTATAAACCATATAAAAGTCATAACTGCACTAATAAATAAAGCAATTATAGTGGGAATAATAAAATCAAACCGAGTTTTATTAATGATTCCATTATCCCATCTTATACTAAGATAGTTTAATGGCTTAAATATCAATTCAAACATAACTACCTCCTTTTATAGGTGGGATTACATCTTAGCTAACATTCTATCACACAGGGGAATGTTGGCACGAGCAGGGCTCTCACCATTTTCATCTTCCTCCGACATAGATTGTCGCAACTCTTCTGGAAAATATTCTTTTTTAACTAAACGAAAAATCTCATCATCAGCATCATATTCTGCCGATCTTAGACTTCCATTATTATCTTTAAAATTAATATTGAAAACAGAACCTTGCATATCAGGTTGTCCACTTTTAAACATTCTAAAGGTATTTTTAATATCGTTTACTTTTGCTTCAAATGCTGTTGAATTAGGATCAATAATTTGAGTATCCACCTTCATAGATACTTTAATTTTATCTTGTGTAAAGTGCCCAGTAGCATCAAATGAAGTATTGTTTTGTGCTTGTTTATAAAAATCTACGTGCTGAATTTTGCCGTCTTCAAAGGCTTTGACAATACTTGGATCAACTTCGGCTTTAATCTCTAATTTAGGTTTATAAGCCAAAGGTTTAGGTTGGCCAGTCTTAGGTCCTTTTTGATACCGCTCTACAGGATCATCACCAATAAAATAGCTTTCAAAACCACCATGGTTTCTTGCATGACCAAGAAAATAATTCAAGGTATCAACAAGTTTTTTAATTGTTATACCTCGCTCATACTCTAAAGCAATTTTAGCAATTGCTGGATTAACAGCATCTACTCTTATGGCAACATTAACCCTTTTATCTGCACCTTCATTATTTTCTCTTTTTAAATGGCGTGTTTTATTTGTTTCCATATTTCGTGCAATTTGATTCTCTGCATTTGCATCCGCAATAATAAATACGAATTTAACTTCATGACTTGTATCATCAAATTGTAAATCTGAAATCAAGCCACAAAATCTATCATTTAAAAAATTACGTTTAAAATCTACATAACCCCACTCTGCTAATTTTTGAAAATACTCAAACAGATTTATTGTTGCAATTGCTTTTGGTTTTTCTTGAAGTAGAGATTCAACTGATGCAGTTAATTCATGATATGTGGCACAAATAGACATATATTAGATTTCCTTGGTATTACTTATCTTTTACTCTTAGGGCACTTCTTACCATTTCCACCAGGTAAACAGTCACAAGCACTGCCATCCTTATCCCGATCTAAAGGTTTATATCCGGGTTTTTTAGCATTAAAATAGGCTTGCGCTTCTTGATGGGTTTTAAAGTCTTTGCAATATTTGGCGAAGGCCATTGATGGGACACTTAGTGCAAGCACAAGAGTTAAAATTAGGTTTTTCATTTCTATCTCAAAATTTTAGATTGATTATTTAGGTTCCATACTTAATATAATTGCCCCAAGCTCTGGGTCACTGGACGCACTAAACTTGTATTGATCATAAAAATTAATTTTGGAATTAAATTCCTCTAAGGTTTTTGGATCAGAAAATAATGCTTCAAGGGAGTCTTGAACACTATCATCACGTTTTTCATTAATTTTATTTTTATCAACAGCTTTAAATGCTGTGATAGCTAAACCGCCAAGCATCATAGAGTGATCTGCAACTTGATCTCGTGGAATACTTGAAACATCTAATCCAATAACCAAACGATCAATATTTCCGGAAGAATCAATAGAACCCAAAATTTTTAAATGACTGGGTAACTTTGTTGAAAAATCTTTTTTATTATCTTCAAGATCAAAAGCTTTAATTAATGGTGCATTTAGAGCTTCAGCTTCTTTATTAAAATTGGTTTTAAAATCTTCAATAGAAACACCTAAATTTTTATATTCATTTTGTGCAGTTTCACTTTTAGGATTTGACGCAATATCAGTAGACTTTTGATTTTGATTGGAACAGCCTAAAACACTAAGTGTGCAAAATAATCCTAAGCATATTCTTTTCATAATGAATGTTTTATAAAAAATAGTACCTCACTATCTTGACATACCAGCACACTATCGGCAATATAAAAAAACGTAGCAAAATCTACGTACAAGCCTAGGAAACTTGTTAAATATATCAGAGAGCAAAAAATATCCGCTCGCAGCGGTTTTTTTTTGCCTAAAATGTCTAATCAGCTATACTCGTTATGGCAGATCGGGCAGGGCAGCTTCGCGCTGGCCGTTCTCTGATACGGTTTTCCTAGCCTTGTTCGGTCTGCCACCATCATTCTAGGAAAGTGATGGCGGTAGGTTTGCAAAAAACTTATCAGAGTAAAAGTCATGAAAAGACAGATTCAAGCCCGCGCACACGTACATTCAAATCATGCTCAAATCATAGAGCACACCCCAATTTACGACTTAGATGCATATCTCCAGCGCCAAAAAAAGCAAAAATCCGCAAAGCTTCTTGCAAATATTTTTCAGTCATTCACCTTTTTATTCGGTGTGGTACTTACTTTTTCTATTTTTTTAGGGAAGTAAGATTATGAACGACAATATTATTCCCTATGTACCTATTGCAGACCGGGTACAGGCCAAAACAGAAAAAAGCCAATTGTTGTGTAAACAGTTATTTGAAATTGTCGATCGCTGTGTTCAAGCGCAGTTTTCATTTAACCACGACACCGCAAAAGGGCATTTATCCATTAGTCCAGACCAAATTAATGACTTACTCAATGAGTTCGCAAAAAGTGAGCAATCGAACAAAAAATTGGATATAGAGATACTAAAAGAGTCGCTTTCAGACCTGATCTATCCTAAGTTCAATGGAGAACATACCATTTCCAGCCCTATCTGGAACAACGCGGAAATCCGTGTTTGGCAATTTCAATTAAATCAAATTGCCCAGGGGGAAATAATGGAAATTTCACAAGATCAAGCAGAACTATTACTCGACTGTTCACTAAGTACACTGCGTATTTGGCGACAATCTTTAGAGACAGCAGTAAAGCAAAAAGATGTCACTTATCAAACCAATGACTTAATTTATCAACTGATGGATTTAGAACATAAGCTGACCCAAGTTCAGACTAAACTAGAGGAATAATCAAAAAGCCCGTTGCAAAGCGGGCTTTTTTGCACTTTTGCATTACTTATTTTCCATGTCTTTCGCATATACCGTGCTTAAACCTAATAACGCACTTTGCGCTTCAGGGCCAAGCTGTCTATAAGCTTTCAACAGTAAACTTTCTTCACTGGTCAGCCCATTAAAGTCTGGATCTATTCCTAAAAGCACATAGCGTATATCTATGCCTTGTTCATGCAATTTAGCCAAATAAACCCATTGGTCTGGCACTTTATTTCGCACGTAATTGCCCAGCGTATTTTCATGCGCATCAATGTCCCGGCTCAAAGATTTAGCCTTCAATCCATTACGGTCAAGCTCTTCCTTAAACCGCGTAGATATTTCTTGTGCCATATCCATAGCAATATCGGACATATATTTCACCTTTAAATATTGTAAGACTAAATATTTATGCTATAGTGAGCCTTAGCACATCACTATAGCCGTAGAATACTTTATGACTACACCAATTTCACCACCTAATCGTTTGCGATCTAAAAAAATGCCCGGTGGACGTGTGCGCTGCACTGTTTATCTACCTAAAGATGAAGTCGATGCACTCGATAAAAAGGCGGAAAAAACAGATATGAGCCGTTCAAGCCTGATCGCGCAAACATATTTCCAAGGAAAAACAAATAACAGCAAATAAATAGGAGCTGACAATGTCTTTGATCAATCCGAAACGTACCAATCGAAAAAACGTCAATCTGACAAATGATGAATTAGATCTGTTCACGGTACTGTCAAAAATGACAGGTATTCCAGTCGGCATACTTCTTCGTCAAATGGCAATGAAGCAAGCTTTTGAACTGGTCAACGAAGAACCTGTTGAACAATATCAAAATGAAGGCTTTCAGAAAGGCGTTTTAGACCACCTCTAAAGGAGCTGAACATGCCAATTCAACCCGTGCTTTTCAGTGACCAAGAACTTGAGGTCATCAAAGATGTAAAACATTTAATGGGTTTCGAAACAGACGAAGAAACCATTGAGTATCTACTTAGTGCACGTTTGAAAGAGCGACTTCTAAAACTCGTCGGACAAGAACTTAAATCAAAGTCAAAACGACACTTTTTCTAAGGCAGTTTATTTTAATGATGTTCCCAGAAACTCAGATATTAGTGGTCGAACGCTTAAAACAAGAGTTTGAATTTAAAGAACGTGGCGATAAATTACGTTTGGGGAAATGTCCAACGTGTTCCCAAAAAGAAGCGTGGACGAGTTTTGAATCACCATGGGTGATTCACTGTCCACGCAGCAATAAATGTGGGACTCCCACATATATTCGTGACCTTTACCCAGATTTATTTGAAAAATGGGAAAAACGATTCACGCCAACAGCTGAAAACCCAACAAAAACTGTGGATGCCTATTTAGTTGAAGGTCGCGGTTTACCGATCGACCAGCTCAAAGGTCTTTATTCACAGGAATATCATAAAGATTACGACACGCAAGTCGGATCTATTACCTTGCGCTTTCCCATTACAGATGAAGAAGGTAATCATGGTTGGTGGCAACGTATTTTAGATGAACAGGGTGTTTTACCTAAAACAACGTACAAAAAAGGCTGGAAATCACAAGGGCATTCTTGGCTTACACCAAATACCAACTATATCGAATCTAAAGAAATTTGGATTACTGAAGGTATATTCGACACCATTGCCTTATGGTTATCAGGCATTACCAGTTTTAGTTGCCTATCTTCAGTTTATTACCCTTCTATATTTTTAAATCATATTAAACAGAAATGTGCAGAACGTGGTGATCTAACTTTACCAAAGCTGATCTGGGCATTTGACAATGACAAATCTGGGTACGACGGTATTTTTAAGAATATCGAAAGGGCAATTGCTGACGGTTTTGAATGTGAAGCTGCACTGCCACCATCTTCAGGACGTAAAACTGACTGGAATGATCTTTATAAACAGGATCGCCTAAAATTTACCGATCTTGAAACATATAAATACTATGGTGCATTACTCATTGCAGAAAAACCTGTGGATAAAGCAATACTTATCTACAAGCGCAGTGGCAATAAAACTTTTCCTTTCGATTTTAACAATCAGGTTTATTGGTTCAAATTAGATAACGATAAGTACGACGAGTACATGAAGGACATCAATTTTGAAGATAAAAATGAAGATTGGTTAGAAGATGAAAAAGAAAAGGCATTGGCAGATCGTCGTGATAAAGCATTACATGCAGCAGCCAACGTCACCAAAATTGTGAACTGTAAACCGACAGCTTTGTATTACCAGTACAGTGATGAAACCGACGAAGCTTGGTATTACTTCAATATCGACTTTCCACGCAATCAGAATTCAGTAAAAAACACCTTTACCGGTTCACAACTTGCTGCAGCATCAGAATTTAAAAAACGCTTACTAGCAGTTGCACCGGGTGTGGTTTACACCGGGAGTGGAACACAGCTCGACCGTTTATTAGAAAGATGGATTGAGGACATTAAACGTGTCCAACTCATTAACTATGTGGGCTATCACAACGAACTGAAAACTTATGTTTTGGGTGAATTGGCATACCAGAATGGTAAACAGTTCAAAATGAACAATGAAGACTATTTTGAATTACCTAAGAACATCAATTTAAAAAGTCGTGCACCATTTACCCTAGATATCAATGCAAATCAGGCTGAATACCAAAATGCATGGAGCAAGGACTTAATTGAAGCATATGGAATAAAAGGGCTTATCGCGCTTACAACATTTTTCGGCAGCCTGTATGCACAGCAAATTCGTAAAACACATAAATCCTTTCCCTTTGTAGAAATCGTTGGTGAACCGGGTACAGGTAAATCCACACTTTTACAATTTTTATGGAAACTTTTTGGTCGTATTAATTACGAAGGGGTCGATCCAACCAAAACATCAAAAGCCGGTTTAACACGTACTTTTAGACAAGTATCAAACTTGCCAGTAATTTTGATTGAATCGGATCGTCAAGGTGAAAGTGCATCTAAGCAGTTTAACTGGGATATGTGCAAAACCTTGTATGACGGTGGTTCACTCGGTGCTCAAGGCGTAAAAAATGGCGGTAATGAAACCTATGAACCACCGTTTATGGGAACTTTAGTCATCAGTCAAAATGCACCGGTTTTAGCATCTGAAGCAATCATGGGGCGTATTGTTCATGTGGGGTTTGTTAAAGATCAACTGACTAAAAACAGTCTTTATGCATCACGTAGATTGGGCAAATATGAGCATGAACATGTCAGCCAATTTATTTTGCAATGTCTCAATAAAGAAAAAGCAGTACTGGAATCCTATAACTTAAATTTGCAAAAGCACGATGTATTCCTGCACCAGGAACAGCACAACATCCAAAGTTCACGTGTGGTGCATAACCATGCCCAACTGATGGCGCTATTCGATGCAATGTGCCAACACGTGATTGAAGTACCGGAACAGATTCAGAAACAGGTGCATGCCGAATTACTGGCAATGGCTCAAAACCGCGACAAAATCCTTAAATCTGATTCAGTCATTGTTCAGAACTTTTGGAACACTGTGGAAGAAATGGAAGATGCCATTACCAACCCCCAACATCATGACAGTGTAGTCAA